ATCCACTACCGCTTCAAAAACTGACCAAATATCATTCTTACTCCAATCAACGTCACCTGAATTTAATTGCAATGCGTACAATGTGAATACAGTTAAGTCAACGCCATTGCCTCGCTCAGTATCATATACAATGGTGGCGCTATCATTATACTTTCCATTTTTACCATGAAAAGAAATCAGAGCATTTTTACCATCCCCATACTTAAAAAGTTGCATGCCACCACATTCACTTTGTTCCTGCGAGAATGCGACCTTTGAAATTATAAATAGCAAAAAGAGTATTTTTTTCATGGCTTACTTTGTTTACACTTTGTAAAAATAAGAATGATAATTACTACGTTTAAGACTGCGAGTATCCAGAACCAGTAAGGGAACCGAAGTAATTTATTAAGTCTGGCAATTTCTGCTTGCAATTCTCTGATTCGTGCGTCCTGCAATTCGCATGTTACAGGCTGTTCAACGTATCCAATATTTAATTTGCCCCAAAAATTAGTTGCAACGATTCGTAAATCATCCGGTGGGTATGGCAATTGTTTAGAACCACTTTTCCAAAGCGCTTGGTCGCTGCGTACGCCTGTGGAGTCCCACGTTAAAATAATATAATGGGCATGATCGTTCTTTGGGCGCGTGGCTGTGGCATCATGCTTAACAAGTGCTTTGCAGAATACAGGTTGGTGGTCTGTCTCCCTATCGATCATGATATCGCCAACCTCAACCTTTACCGCAGTGCTATCATCACCCGTCAGGTATGCACCATAGTAATGACGCCAGAATTTAATTTTATTAGAGCTCTCGTAAAATCCACTATTGACATATTCAACATCAGGAATCGATTCTACTAAGTGAGGTTCAATTTTTACATTTATTTTTTTTGTGTTCTGAAAAATCTTTGGGCTACTTCCATCGTGGAAGATATTCAGAAATGTAATACTGTCGGTGCCGTTGTTGGCAGACACCATCCAATCGGTAGGCGTTACTTTATTCTCAATATAAAATTCACCGTTTGGTTTTCGAATGAATAGGCTATCAAAAATTAATTGTAGTCCAAACTTTAATGAGTTATGAAAATAAATTCCCTCACCTCGTCCATTATTGAAACCAATATTACTGATAAAAACTTTTGAGTCACAGCCAGCGGGATACGCATCTGAACCAAAGAAATTCATCGCGTGGCTTCCCCACGTATCGAAAAATATATTATAAATTTTTGTAGTGCCTTCGTCAACGCTCCATTGCGATCCCGTATCCTGATTTGGCTGGAATTGATTTAAGTAGCCTGCATCGGTGGCAAAGGAAGTGATATTGTGGATAGATGAATTACCGATTACGTGTTGCAGTTGAATTGCCTCGCTGCCACTGCGGGACAAAATACAATCGTAGAATTGAAGGTTGTTAATTTTTGCAAGTGGCGGTCCGTGGGTCGCACCGATATACGTGTTTTCACTTTCGGTATCATGAAAGAAACACCTATAAATTTTTACAGAATCTAGTTTCCAATCATACGAACCACCCTGAAATCTCAGCGCTGAAAATCCGTGTTCGGCTTCGACACCGCGAATGGTAAATTTACCACCGTCTAAAACTGAAATTGAAAGTCCATGAAAGCCCTCATATATTCCGATGGACGAAATGCTTATACCGAACGTGCCTCGAATGAAAGACCGCGCTTTATCCTTGCGGTACTTCAGATTTAAGCCCGGATAGGCTTCACTCTCTCCATCTATAGTCAGATTTTTTAAACCCTGTATAAGCGAATGAAAGCCGCCATATGAGTTATGTGTATAGATGCAATCAATGCGAGTGCCCGGAATGGGTTTTAAAGTAGCTGATGAAATATTCCACGGTGTAATTTCATTACCGTTTAAGAATCTCATTTCACACAGCCTGCCAATTTTCTTTCCATCAATCCACAGCACTGCGTTTTCTCGCATGTTGGGAAATGTTTTGCTGATAGATGTATACCGAAGCTGGTTGATGCTATCGGAAAATGTTTTCGTGGGCGTGTCGAAAATCATATCACCCTCAGTAACATACGAGCCGTAGCCATCAACGTCTAACAGTGTGGCAACTCTATTCTGCCCAAAGCATATCTGTGTTAAGAGAAGTAAGCAGAAAAATAAATGGAATATTTTTTTCATTTCGTTATCATTTCGATAAGGTTAAAATCATAATTTACTTTTGTCACAATTTTTTCAATCTCAGAAATCATGGCGGGTTCGGACGAAAGATTAACTTTCTCAGCGAGTAGAATTTTAAACTCATTTTCTTTTTCCGAAACATTACCATTTAATCGCTTCTCAATTTCTTTACTATCATTTTCCAAGTCGGATGAATGTTGTAATAATTCCTTATGAATTTTTTGCAGCTTTCTTTTAAGACCCAAAGAAATTTCCTCAAACAAAATACCAGCAACAGGCATTCCTGTTTTCTCATCGTAGCTTGCCAATGTCAATAACAAAGGATTTATAAACTCTTTTTTTATTTCCATAATTTAGTAAATAAGTCCTTTGTTTGCCATGTAGTCACCGACCAGTAGGGTAATTCTGTTAGCGCCGTTTAAATATCCTATCACCTGCGCGAGCAAAATTTCTGCTTCAGTCGGTGGTATTGGTAACCCATCATCACCTAATACTTCATCCGGCATAATAGAATCTTCTTTTTTATCAATGTCACGAACATTAATTTGCACATCGATAAAATCTAAAAGTGTAGGGTCTTGAAAAACAATGTTAGGTGTTTTCCTGACTGATCTTGCCACTACCCATGCAATAGCTTGCACGGTGTCCACCATCGCAGTGAGACGTAATAAAAAGGCTACGCCCCCGGCGTCGTCGCCCATTATAGAATCAACAAAATATTTTCTATACTCTGGGTCTGCTCTGAGAATGTCTTTCTCTTCCTGTGTTAATGGTACTTCCATAATATTTTTTTTTAAGGTTTAATTATTTGTTATCGTCCATCCATAATTATTTTCTAAAACATAAATTTGTTCCTTTGCGCTTGCTGGTGTTCCATCGGCTGAACCTAAAACAAAACCAGTGGGCGGCTGTTCTATTCCTGATGGTGCTGCATTGGTACCTCCTATTAATAAAGATTTTGATGCCAATGATGTACTCCATTTAGTTTTGTTCACATAAATATTATTGACATTGATATCAACATTAGCCTGGGACATTCCATTATCCTGCAATTGAATTTGACAAGGCAGCCATCCGTTAACACCAATTTTTAAATCAGTGTTTAGAGCGCACCCTTGGGCGTGAAAACCTCTTGTTGCACCCGTGTTAAGTTGTGGATAATTAATATTTTCAATGTTGTTGATTGTGCTTAATAAAGGATTGTTACTAACAACAAATGTGAAATTGATATTGAATATGCATCTTGCAGCAATTGAAGGCAATGAAATACTTGTTATACTCGGATTGTTTGCAATTGTAATTGTTGTATAGTTGTCTGTGGTTGTTTTTCCTGATAAGTCAAAAGTTGTTACCGCAGAATCATGTAATGTGATTGTTATGATATTAGGGGTAGCTGTAAAATTATTATTAAAAAGAGTGTTACCAACAATTTGTATTTGGCGTAAAGCTATACCAGCACCAGCTATACCAGATAAATTATTATCTCTGATTATCAGTATTGATAAACTTGCTGGCAGTGTAAGTGTGCCTGTCATCTTCGCCCTATTTGCGTATAAAATTGTTAGAGCGGTTAAACCACTAAGACTTAAATTATTTCCAAAACCATCGATTGAATCTTGCCCGTTATCCGCTGTGCTGGAAGTGCTTGACCCTGCATGAAAATATAAAGCTGTCAGCCCTGTCATTGCATTGATTTGTGATACTAAACTAGGGTTAGTTGTTACGCTTAAATTGTTTCCACCCAATCCTAAAATTGTACATACCGTATTTACAGGCAATGTGAGATTTACAATTTGAGAGTTTGATAAATCTATCAGCGTAGCATTTGTTAAACCGGAAACGTCAACCGTTGCAAAATTATTTTTTGATGCATCACCAAGTAATGCGCCATTATCACCAATCATGAAATTGGCCAATGAGGGTTTGGCAGTTGTTAAACTTATTGAACCTGTTATTAGATTTGCATGAAAATAAAAATCGATTAATGTTGTTGCGAAATCTGCATTGGTAAATGATCGTGCCCAAACTAAATTTGAACCTCTTCCATTGAAAATCTTTAATACAGGTGAGGTAAATACATCATTAAAAATTGCTTTCAATGTTGTCTGATTCATTGCCGTTGCTGCTGTCAATTGAAATCTACGAACGCCAGTAAAGTTTGCAAATGTTATATTGGTCATTGTAGTTGCGCCACCAATATTGAAAACTTTTATATTGGACATGTGACTAATTTGCAAATTAATTGCGCCTAAAAATAAACCTCCTGATGGGCCAACATCTGAGTATACTGCCGCACCAAAGTTTAACATTTCCATATTTATACATTCAGCAATCAAAGAATTAATTGATGGACCTAAACTAGACGTAGCTGCTAACTCCAAATATTTTAAAGACTTTGGAAATTTTTTTTCTATTGAAGTAAGGTATGTGCTTTGTGCAAGGTGAATTGCTTTTACATACGGTGGCCACACACCAGTAATACTTGTTATATTGGCACCATTCGAAGAAACACTACTCTGAGTCCCACGAATAGACTCAACATTTATTAAATATGGAACACGCAAAACACCAGCGAAGGCATTACCGGATGCAGAAGCACCACTAGCGGATAACGCAAATCCTCTGACAAGATCAGGCCTATGAAATATTATTTTCATATTACGGTTAACACCATCACCGACTGTATGCGTAAATGCTCTTGATGCAGTACCTTGATAACAGTATGATGATATTAAATCTTGATCGAATGTAGTGGCAATCGTTTCTGATTCGTAAAAAAAAGCTCTGGCATTTCCATCATAAGGAACTGTTGGTATTAGTAAAAGTTGAGTGTCAGGATTTGGTGGTGGGCCTTGAAAAATGAAATGTAAAACACATTGTTCTCTTTTTCTCCATGCGCCATGAGTAACTGCAAATATTCTAGCTGTGCCTGATGTTCTACCTGGGGCACTCCATGAATATGATTCTTGATACCTTCCAAAAAAACCAAATGCTCGCATATTAATTATTTTGTAAGTCCGGTGTTAGTACTACGTCTAATCTTCCAGCCACATTGCATATACCAATTAAAATATCAATAGCTGTTCCGATACCGTTAGTTGTGGGGTCTGTTAATGTTGGTGCTATGCCTAATGGTAGTCTATATTTGCCAGTCGCAAAAGTGAAAGTTGCGTTCGTTGTTCTTGTGATAATGAAAGTGTATGTAACACCTACCACTGCATTAGTAAAATCAAATGAGGTAACGTTTCCTGATTGAGTTAGTAAGAAAGTTTTGCCAGTGGAGAGATCGATGTTTGCTGTCCCTGAAATTGTGAGTGAAACTACTGCACCAGTATTATTTATAAGACTATATCCAAGCGTTCCATCGGTATGAATAACAACGGTGCGTGAATATGATTCTTGATTTGTTAATGTTGGCATCATGACGGTGCCATTATCTAACACTAAAAATCTATTGGTGTTTGCACTATCATCTAGTTTGAATAATTGTCCTGTGGTTGTACCATCACCTTTTATATGTGCTTTTGCGGAAGGTGTTAAGGTTCCAAAACCATGTCTGCCAGATGAAGACCTGAAGGCATAATGGACTCCTGAAATATTTGAAGGATTAATCGGGTTCCATTCATAACCGATAACATCTGTTGCAGCCGTAATTGTAAACTCGGGTGAAACTGCTGTTACAGTTCCGTTGGCACCACCCATTTGGTTTATTATATTGGTAGTACGTAAAACTTTAAATGAGGCCGACCCAGATGGTGGAGAAAAACCTCCATTTATTACCACCAACGCGGGTGCCCCCGTTGTAGAGGCAAAATTATTCGATGCGGATAAACCTAGAACAATAACAGGTTGTTGTGTTATGATCACATTTGTAAAGCCAAAAAAAGTACCAGCAGCCGCACTATCAACTGTCGCCCCGGTAAAAGAAACTGTTGGAAATATTTTTGCGTTCTCACCGTTAGATGCTCCAAGCGCAACAGAACCATCATGTAAATAACTCCAACCGGCACCTGTATAATTTCCTCCATTAATACTAACACGTGTTTTAAGGGTGCCTAACACAGTGCCTGTGCCTTGTACCGGTAAAACATAAGTAGTAAACTTAATTGTTTGTGAGGCCGCGGTTGCAGTTGTTTTCCATCCTTGGCCCTCCCATGTTATGGCCGGGCTTATCTGCTGATTTCCACTTGATGCCGGTGTAATATTCTGTAACCACAAACCAGCGCCATCTGTCTGAGTATTCCCTAATGAATTGAAAACAACTTTTAAAATATTTGTTGTTGTGCCAATAATAGTATTAACCCCTGTTAATGTTCCTCCTGTTGCTAATGACCACATCTTATCATTGCCGGGCCAAACGGATAATTTTAATGGAGTGATTGCCCTTAAATCATCTGTACCAGCGTTAACTTCTGCTTGTGTAGCAATCTCAATAATGCCTTTTACGCTTTCGCTCGCGTCTGGAATTGCTGGTGGTGCTTTACTTAAGTCAAATAAAAATGTACATTCTGCACTTGCAACAAATAATAAGCCACCGCTATCAATTACATTAACTCCTATAGTCCACCAACTTCCATTGTCAACTGGTAATGATGCAATTTCAAAAACTATTATTCTGGTTGAATCATTTCGCTGTTGAGCTACAATTCTATTTCCTACTTCCAGCACTCCAAACAAAGCCGCAGCGTCAAAACTTGCCGCCGCTACTTCAGCAAAATATAATTCAGTTACTAAAGTCACATCGGCATTATTCATTCTGAAAAATCCATTTCCGGGGTCACCCGCTGTGGTGTTAGCAACAAATTTCCAAGCCCGTTCTATTATTCCAGAGCCACCGCCACCTTCACCATCACCACCGCCTGAAATCATTATCCAATCACCAGCATCCAACTCAGTTAAAAAATCTACTGACGGAAATGGTCTTAATGGATTCGCTAACCAAAAAATTTGTATGTCTGGCGCTTCCGGGTCCGTTGACATTTTATACAATACAAATACATCATCCTGCGTATAAACACCAGCTTGCCAAAATGTAAATCCAGAAGGTGATTTACTAATGACTTCCCATGCGGGGTCTGTACCCGGAACAACGTTCTCAGCTATATCCCCATTGGCTTGATACCATTCTCCTTGCCACGTAACGACCTCCCCATCACTATAGGGATGGTCTGTTATCCATTCAAAATTTCCTGTAGTCGTTGACGTTAGCAGTGCGGCAAAATCAAACCGCTCAGTAATATGGTTATCCATGTTCCTGACTGCGCCCCAATAGCCTGGCTTCAGTTCTGCGCATAGTGGCAATTGATCAATTCGGGCATTGCTTAATTCCTCTGCCATAATATTTTTAACGTTTTAAAAATCCTGTCTCGGTCATAATAAATCCACCTTCGGCAACACTTCCGAGGTCATCACTGTTATAACGATCATACCATTTAGCTTCTAATTTCACAGATGAATTTGCAAGCAATGATCTGTCCTTATACTCTGGCTCTGCGTACCCTTCTGTGGTTTGGCATTCAATGTTATTGATTGTATAATTATCGCAATCCAATAGCGTCCCTAATTTTTCGTGCATGTAAGGAGGTAAAGACCAGACCTGAAATAATATCACACGAGTTTTTTTTGCGCTCACTTTAACAATACTGTAATCGCTGTTCCTGTTTGTTGACCGTTCACCTCCCGGGCTTCTCCTATGTCCGAAATGAGAAGGTACTCTGATCATCCCTTGATAGCCAGTGGTCCATGTTATGTCGAAAGCGTTATCAATATTTTTATATTTGATTTGATTCGTGCCCGGATGCGTGTTGCGTATATCCAGTGGCTCGCTTCTAGCTTCTTTAAAGTTGAAACCTTCGATGGTATCAAAGGCTAATATCCTTATATAATATTGCCCTTCTGGTACATCACTAAAGTTGTGAACAGATTCAAACACATTAAAATTTGTATTTGATACATCAAATCTTCCTGTTCCTGATTGTGATGTGCCCGGACCTGTATAGTTTTTAGTAATGACAAGATATTGGTAACCCAATGTTGGGTCGTTAATGATATCAACGATACCATAATTACCATTGTACCCATTGACATTATTTATAATTTGAAAGACATCACCAACGCTCAACGGTATCGGTAGTGGTCCTGAATTAAAATAAACCCTGCTTTGTCCTGTGGTAGTATGTGCTCTGATGGCTATTCCAAAATCTTCTGTGACTCCTATATTTTGTTCCTTCAATTCATAAGAAAATGTTTTAACTACTTCACTGGTTGAATATTTTCTTAACTCAATAGCAAAATTTAAAAAGTCAGAATTAAACTGAGTAGATACTACATCACAAATATTAAATGGTTGAAAATAATTTACCTGATCAAAGCCCTCATGTTCCTGCTCGCAAAGCAATACATTATCCAATCCCTGCGGGTTATCGCATTGGCTAACAACTTCACGAACGACAAAATGAATAGAATTCATAGTAGGAACAGTCAAAAATGTTCCATTCACTACCGTTGGCGCGGGCTCAGTGATTTCAATGGTTAGAAAAATTTCTTCTGAAGTACTTACATCGTGAATCAGAACGGTATAAATTCCAGCTATTAAGCCAACTCTATTTTGTGAAGTAGGTCCATCGTTCCAAAGAAAAGTTCTATTACCAGAGCCACCGGACACCGCCAAAGTTATGCTTCCATCACTTTCACCATCTGCGGTCGCGTCCGTTTTCGTGTATGATGCAACCATTACCGATGGCTCAGTCACATTGAATGATTGGCTTTTAACTGCACCACCTACCGTGTCGGTTACAATAACTGTATAGGTTCCGGGAACAAGCGCAAAGATATCTTGGGTAGTGGCACCGTTATTCCATGAGTAAGTAAATGGTCCTATCCCTCCGGTAACACTTGCATCAATGGAGCCATTATTCGCGCCATGAGATGAAACATTTGTTACAATCCCTGTTATATTAATTGGTGGTGGTGGTTCGTTACTTTCTTCTTTCGCTGTGAAGCCATCAAAAAATATTTGCATATCTTCTACTGGCGAGGATGTATAATCATCTTTATCCCAATTGAGCGCGAATGCTAACCAAGAATTAGAAGCCGTAGTCGTTGATGGCGCAATGAATTGATATGAGAATGGAATCCAGAATCCTAAAATATCAGAATCAACTATGCAATTTATATTTGCAATGGTTGACATATCAGGAAATGCGGTTGTGGCATATTTAACTTTCAGATAAACATTTTTATCAACAACTGCATGACCTCTATTTCCAAAATATACAAAGCCGTTAAAGGTGTATCTTCTGCCAGCTACGAAAGAACCACCGGGTCTAAATCTTACCAGATTACGATGAGCATAGTTACCGGAAAAACTATATGAAGGACTATCCAATAGATTGGCAAGAAAACTTTTAGTCCCATCCTTCTTTTGTGCTGTTGAAAATCCATATTGTGCGTGTCCATCTACAACGCCCGCAGATACGTCACCAATATCTGAACCTTCAAAAGTTCCATTGTCAAACTTTGTCCAAAACGTAGGATTTACAACGGTCCATGCCATAATAAATTATTTTCTATAAACGTGTAACAATTCAAAGTCACCCATATTTTTAAATGAATCGTGCTCAACTCCTTTATCGGAAATGAACGCTTCAAATTTATTCCCTTGGCGATCTTCAAAATCAATAACACCATAAGGAATTGTTTTGATCAGTTGAAAAGCATCCCTGCGTAATTCTTTTTTAAACTCGTACATGAATGGTTCAAACAGTGGTTCGATACCGCTCAAATCAAATTCCCCATCCTCATGCAGGTAATCAGTCTCACCAATTTTTTTCGATGCCATTATGTAATTCACTTCACCGTAAGAAAATTTTACAATCTTGTTTGTGCTTCGTATTAACATACTTGCGATAAATGGATACCAATTTTTTAGACACCTTGCTGGTGCTATATCATAATTGTAGCCAGTGTGTGGGTCCAATACATTGAGAAAAGCTTCGTAGCCTTCATCCTGTTTAGTTCTGAAGCCCGACCCGATTGATGAATCGCGAATTAAACAGATCGCAAAATTTTCATCATCCAGCTTACTATCGGTGGTAGAAAATTGCAACCTCCTTTGATATTCGATTTGGTATCCGCTCGTGCGCGTCTTAACAGAAATTTTATATTTGTTTTTCGTGTTGATGATTGGAATAGACGCTTTTCGAAGGGTGTTGAATTCGTCTACCGCATTGACTTTTCCTATATCTAATTTGCCCTGATAGCCATATTCAATTTCATTATAAAACATTTTTTGATTAAGTCGTTTCTTAATGTCATATACTTTGCCCAACGATAGTATAGGGGTGTTTTTATTGTAAAAGAAATTTCTTCTTTCAAGTCGCAAAAGATTTCTGCCAGAGTCAATTTCAAATCCAAAACCAACACAGAAAACCGCATCAGTAAAATCTATTAATTCCTTAATGCTCGTAAAAACTTTTTTATCTTCCATAGCACGAAGATTACCTCCATTAGTCCACCCGATGAAAGCGCCATCGCCATCTACTGCATAACCTAACTCAGTTCGTCCTAAAAGATCACTTTCAAAACAATCAATTTCATTTGTCAGATATCTACAACATTGGAGATATACATCATGAAGTAAAAATGTTTTTACTATTGTCGATGGTGCTACCGTTGCGTTCTCAAAAAATATTTTTGTAGGTGTTGTAAGTCCGACCCAATCGCTTTCATATTCCCAATGCTCACCAGCAACGGGTACGTGTCCAATATTTTCTTCCACAAGACTTGCCCATACCTTGCCAGAATGAATAACACGCTCACCTAAATCATATTTTGATTTATCATCCCACTCGCGAGGTGATGATTGTACAAAAAAATTGTGTGTTAAAATTTCAGTGCTGAATCCTACAGGCATGGTGAATGAACCCCATATTCTGATTGTGTGATATACATAAATTTTGTATCCAATTTCAATATTTATATTTTCTCTCGTATAAGATGCTTGAACGTAAGGAAAATCTAAAGTTCCGCATGGTAGTGTTGGCGCACGTGTGATTGGTTCAAGAATTAATATGTTATCATTTTTATCGCGCATTTCAAACCAATAAATTATTTCTGTATTAGCCGTTTTATTGCTTTCGACTCCACAGACATAAGCGCCCTCATAATTAGTATCACCACCCGAGCCTAAGACTTGGATACTGTGTCTCATGTTTATATCAATCTGAGCATGTAATTTTCCAGCTTCAGTAGCGCGATATAATTCGTATCTGCTATCCTTATGGGCAGTTAAATGAGTGATATATTCAGCATTTGTTTTTGAACCACCACCCATTCCCGGTTCAAGTTGTGGGTATGCGTATTGAACTTTGAAAAAATCTGTTAGTTCCTCAAATTCTGTTTTGTTGGTATCGATACTGCCTATCAATATTGCATCCTTGTCAACAGAAAATGGATGTCCTAACGCTAGCCATGCCTCATACTCAATTGGGTTAGTGATAGGATTTGGTGGCGGTGGGTCATCATCCGGTGGAATATTAAAATCAAAAACTTCTAATTGTTGTGACTCATTACTATCCTGTGGACCGCCTGAAGATTTTTTGTAAATCGTTTTACTGTGGTACGGTACTTGAAATGAATTGATTGGGGGAATAGCGCTACCGTTTTGACTCACGGTGGTTTCTATATCGATATTTGTATCCAGTAAATTTAAAATTCTCCTTTGAAATCCGATCTGTTCAATATTTACAGTGAGTTTATCTTCGTATAGATCAAATTTATTAAAGTTAATTTTTCCATTACCGTATAGCTTCCACTTCCTTAAGTTAGGGTCGTATTCATAAATATTTACAAGTACCTCGGCATCAATACCGCCATGTTTTTCAAACGCTTCCTTCAAATAATTTCTTCCCTGCTTGATGAAATCAACATCAAAAATTATTTCATAGATCACACCCTCATTGTCAGTGCTACGCTTTACGGTCTGTGTAATTTCATTAATGCCGATAGGGTCCGCTTCCTCTAATGTAAGCGGTCCTAAAAACTCATTAAGAAATTGAAAACGTAGTGCCATTATCTATATAGTTGGTCCATAAAATATTGTCTTGTTTCTGCATTCTTTACCATAGCCTGCATGCCCTGTTTGCTAATGTTCCAATGCTGTTCCTTTTTATTTCTGACGGTTTTTTCTAAGCTGTCCAGCTTGCTACCGATCACGCCTAACATTTCCACGTCCATTCTGCTGCCCATTCTATCTTCATGCGGCAATGATGAAAGGGCTAATTTGTTCATGGTTTCTTTATGCGTGTCAACTTTGGTACGAGCTGGTAAAGCCATCATGGTTGATTCGTCTGGCGATAAGAATGATTTACCGGAAGGTAAAGTGATGAGCTCAGTACCTTCTTCACCTACTCGCGCAAGACCGCCTGCGTGATTCTTTGTACCTACTGCATAAGAAGGTATTGGCTTACTGACTACCGCAGCAATTTGCAGCGCACCCAATACGGCAGTGATCGCAGCGAGCACGAACGAAGCAGGAGGTGGGTATGTGCCTAATGCTTGACCAATACCCTTCGCGGTGTTAATGGCAATGCTAATTACGGCAACGGTCTTTTCAAATAGTGCCTGTTTGCGCATTGCTGCCGCCTGTTGCATTCTTATTTTTTGTTCTTCCAGTGCGGCCTTATTTTTGATAGCTACTTTTGCAGTCTCATTATCACCTGCGGCTGCAAGTTCAGCGTCCATCTGTTCTTGAATCTTTTCAAGGCGAGCTTGGCGAGCTTCATCTTCGGCAGCAAAGAAATTGTTAATGGTTTCCATCGCGAGGTCAACCCCTGTGGTGGAGAGCTCACTTAAACCATCCTGAATTTTTTGCTCAGCTTCCAATTGTAGGGCATTTTCGTTTTCCTTCATTTGAAGCTTGACCGCGCTGATTTGGTTTAGAAAATCAATTTGCTTTTGACTTCCTTCTGCCTGTAATGCCGCTTGGGTCGTTAGATAATCCAACTGAGATTGAAGGGATTCCTGCTCACCCTTTTGCTGGATTGCTAATTTTCGTTTGTTATAATCCGCTAACGAAATTTCGTTATCAGCAAATTGATTTTCAAGGTCTAATAAGGCGGTGTTAATTTTCGTACCCAATTTATTTTGTAAAATATCAGCATCGCGAGCGAGCACGGTAAAAACATTTTCTTCGGCATCTTTTGCAGACTGTTCATTGATGGCAGTGATCTCAGCCAATTTTGCTTTTTCAATTTCGGTTGCTTGGGTGATATACGCCTGATCTTTTGCAGCGCCTTCTGTTCTATATTTATCATCTAGGGCAAGTTGTGCCTGAAGGGATAGTTCTTTGTTGGCATAAATTTCTTTGAGTTGTTCATCATTGAGAACTACCCTTTCCTTTGCTGCATTCTTAGCCGCTTCCAATTCTCTGGCGGCAGCGTTTTCAGTTAATTGAACTTGCGCCTCGGCAATCTCGGCAACTGCTTGAATACGATCACCTAATGATGAATTTTCGTCCTGAAGTATTTTGTCATTCGTGTCGATTGAATCTTCCAGCCGCCATTTGTTTAGATTTTGTACAGCCGTTTGCTCAGCTTTGATTTGATCTTGTTTTCGCTTTGCTATTTCATTGACAATGGCAAATTCTTCCGATAGCCTTCTTTTTTGACCATCTAAAAATTCCTGCTCGGTTTTATTAACCTTCGCTTGCAGTTCAGCACTTTTTTGGCGGTTATCATAATCTATTTTACCCGCTGCAATTCCTTCGTCAATTATTTTTCGTCTTTCTTCACCATTAAGTTTAGTGGTATCAAGTGATAATTTTTCTAATGCCAAATTATCTTCGAAGGCTTTTAATTCCTGCTGAGCCAATTGTACATCACCCTTGCTTTGTTCCTCTAATAATTGATTTGCTTCTCGTAGGTGATCTAATCTTTTTTCGTCCGTATTCCTTAGTTTATCGTGTACAATCTGAAGGTCTTTTGCAACTTTTAATTCGGTTATTGAATCATCTATGATATCCTGAATCTGATCTTTCTTAAGTTGTGCGGCTTCAGCATCAATTTTATTTTGAATTGCAATTCTACGTTGTGATTCATCAGAATAATCTTGCATTGCTTTTTTTGCACCATCCCATACATCAGCGGCAAGTTTTTTAATATCTTCTAAAGCACCTTCTAATTTATCAGTGCCTTTTGTCCAATCACCACTGAAGATGTCAACGATACCCTCACCTAAATCTTTAAATATTTTAATAACAGGCTTTAGAAAATCCATGAATGATTGCCACGCCTTTTGTGGTTCTTCCCACATGGTCACAAGTGCTTTTCCAACGCCTTCAAGCACATCCAAAAATTGATCTAACAATATTTTACCAACTCCTAAAATTTTATTCCACTTATCTTGTCCTTCGCTGGAAGCTGTGAAGTAGCGAGCAAGACCGGCAACGGCTGCCGCTATTGCTGCGAGAATAAGACCAACGGGATTTGTGACCAGTGCCCAAAAAGCTTTGCCCAAAGAAACGGCACCGTCATAAGCAGATTTTAAACCCGGAGATATTTTTCCCAGTGCATCACCTAAACCTTCGCCTTTCTTTTCTCCTTCTTCTAACTGTTTATTCAATTCCTCAGTGGAGGTTTCAGCCATGCCAGCTTCCTTACGGTATACGTTTATCTGAGTAATGTTATTTTGGATGGCAACTTTTAAAGTGTCAAAAGATTTTTTTCCTTCATCGGTTGATTTGTCCAGTCCCTTTTGAGCGATGATCAAATCCTTAGTTTCTTTTTCCTGATCTTGAATCGCCTTATGCGCTTTCAGAATTGAAGCGGTATAGTTTCCAACGTTACCGCTAAATTGTCCCATTTCTTCGCGCAATTCACTGGCGGCTTCCTTCTGGTCTTGGATAGTTTTTAGCAGTGTTACACCTGTTTTGCTATTGCGTTCCTCTTCGCTTCTCAGATTAGAATATGCCACACGGTTTGCATTCAATGCGGCTTCAATTTCTTTTAGAGATGAATTAAGTTTATTAACTGCGAGCGCTTCCTTTTCGCCAAGCGCATTTTTTTGCTTCATCTCAGATTTTAATTTCACCAATGCCTGTTCCTGCTTACGGTATTCATCGTTATCGCGTGCGATGGCTAGGGACATTGCGTTTGAAACTTTGGTCAATTCTTTTTGTGCTCGCGCAAGGTCATCGGTATCTTCCTTTAATTTTTTAGTGGACATCCCACCACTACCAGCGGAACCTGCGCCTTTGAAAGCGGCAGAAAATTCAAGACCTACTTTTCTAACCTCCTTCATGGTAACAAGATATTCTTCCCAATTCGATTTCATTACGAGCGGTGCGCGTAGGGCTTCATCACTTATAAAATCCTGTCTCTCAAACTCGGCTGCCATAACTCTTATGTTTATTATTGCGAGACTCTACATTTTTTCTCTTTATTATTTTATTGTATTCATTATACCGTGAGAGGGTCAATGAATCATCAACAGTAAAGCCCAAAGCGGTTGTTAAGTTTGCCATCAGGACTTCAAAGGTTACTTGTTTATTACTGCCCTTACTTTGCTCACCAGCTTTTACAATTGCCTTGTAACGCATTTCAATTTTGGTAACTATGTTGTTCGATTTGTTCAGAGAAGCATTAAGACTTTTTACATAGTCAGTATAGGAGGTCAAATTAATTTTATATCCCTTACTTGCGAGTCTATCAATGATTTCATTATCGATTACAAAAAAAGATTCCGTCAGGTCTACTCTGATTACAAGAAAATCCGCGAGAAGTTTATTGTAATGATTAAGATTATCATAATAACTTCTATACTCAGCGTTACCGTTGACCTTGCTGTTTTCTTGAATGATTTTTTCCCACTGCTCAAAACATTCATCAATAGAACCGTGCCCGAACATTATTAAGCGCATGTAGTCCGCGCTCTCAGCTACTTCAATAAATAGTTTGAGTGTAATATTGTTATAATCAAAAAATTTAGTTCGCAGAATAGACGCCTCTGTAATATTCTCGGACACTTGCTTCGATGATTTCCAGAAAAAAAGATTTGCCTTCTGTGCTCGGCCAAAATATTGCTGGCCCGTATTTCTTAACCAGTTCATCACGTTTTTCGTCTTTTGAGTCTATGATAATTGGAAATGTTTTCGTTTGTGCATAGAACCCATCCCAAAAATTCCCTGTTAATCTTAAATCAGTAACGCCCTTTGGATTCAAATGCTTTTTCATTTCTGCATAATCAGCATTCCTATAAGCTTGCAAAAATTCACCTTCACCATCTTTACCATTTAATAATTGACCTGTTATGATATCAATCAATAGATGTTCATTCTCTTTTATGATTTGTAGCAAAGCATATTCCTGCGCTTTAATCGTTACTTTATCCAATTTCGCTATGTAATCAGTAACTTTGCTCATAAAAATTAAGTAAACTCCTGAAAATTAACAGGAGTTTACTATTAGGTTTAGATACTAGGTAAATCATCTTCATCATTGCCATCATCGTAATCAACAGTGGCAGTGGTGCCATTCTTGACCGCTTGTGGTTCTGATTTGATTTTTGCTTCCGCGACTTCCCATGTTGTTTTCATTTCGGACTCCTTTTTTTCAGGGTCACCTAATAAAAAATACTGCTCGAACTTTTCTTTGAATTGTTCGAACGTCAAAGATTCCTTATAAGAAATTTTTACTTTCATGGGGTAATGGTTACGGTTGCTGGAATTAACTCATATGCTTTAACGCTTAAATTATCAGGTGTTTCACCGCCAAGCGTTCCGGTTGTGAATGCAGTTCCTACGATTGTATAAACACCATCGACTTCGGTAACTGATGTGATCGGTTCAACGACACCAGCGGCAGATTTTTTAATAAAGTCTGCCATTTCTAACCCCAGTATATTTGTTTCATCGCATACGGTTCTAACAGTAGCCTTTATTTCGGTAGCGGTAGGAACGCCTACGACTGTGATCTGTCCATCAGTCAAGCGGTTCAATTCATCAACATAAGAGGCTTCCATTATTGCCCCTGTCTTGTCAATTTGCTTGCTGTTTTTCAGAACAATATAAATTGGTGTGCGAGTTGCAGCGCTGCCATCACTGATCATCAACTTTTCAACATTGAGTAAAGAAACATTGAAGCCCATGAAGTCACCATCGGTATTGTCCATACCAAAGAGTTGGTTTTCAATATCAAAAAACATCACACGTTGATTACCACCGTTATGCGTGCCCATTGCGCGATGCGTGCAAAGGTCTTGTTGCACTTGTACACGCCATCTATATTTTCCATCGCGAACTTTTAAATCTGCGAGTGGTGTTTCCTCGTATACTGCGTCCTCTTTCGCATCTTCAAAGCCCACGAATGGTGGCCATAAAAATATCCGTTCGTTCAGGTCCGGATTTAACATTGCGTCCTGCAAATAAAGTTTGATAGCATCGGCACCTTCTTCAATAGTAGCCGCAGGGATTTTAAACCCTAGTGGCGTGGTGAACATTGTAGCAAACATTTGAGGAAGCATGGTGCAGCGAACCACACCCATATTTTTTTTCGCTTCATCACAATTAGCCATATCTTTTTAACATTTAGGTCGTTTGTTTAATTTTAAATCGATTAATTCAATAGCATCGATAGGGTCTTGAAAGATGTTTTTTATATTCCCTTCCGTGTCGGGTATACCCCAATAAGGTCTGTCGATTGGGTCGCATGGTGGGTATTGTTGATGACCCTCCCAAGTGAAAATGCCAGACTTCTTAAGGCATACAAAGAACTTTTCAACCATAGGATATAGAATTGGAACCAAAACTTTTTCGTAACGCTGAGATGCTTTATAATTTTCATCCGTGAACGTTATGAAGGCTACGTTAAGGCTCACCTGTTGCAAACCATTGATCAGTTTTTCAGGAATATCTAATCGTAAGGCAACCAATGGGTACCTACGATATTTATATTGTGTTCCTTCTTTTTCTGTCAGCGTGTTTGCAATTTCTAAGCGATGTCCATATTCATAGTAAGGTTTTTCTTCACCTTCTAAGCGCATGAGCTCAACCACTGTTCTAATATCCCACACTATAGGAGTCCTCATATGTTGAAAATGTTCATGTTACCCGGGTACTCAAATGTGTGCTGTAAATAAGTGCCGAACGTTTCATAGTATGAATCATCATAATAATCTATGTAATGACCAAGACTGTTCCCGTAAAGCAAATACCCATATAAGGAATTCGATTGACGATAATAATTGCCTGCAAACTTTGAAAATTCATTGTATGCAAAAGCGATGTTTGGCGCTGAGCTCACAACGGTTGCGTTTTCCTGATTGCGTTGTACCGTACCCGATTTGGTATGGTCGCGCATCGTATCGCGTGTCCAGAAAGCATAGACATAGGGTATCAATAAATTTTTCATCCCTACCCAAGTGTTCTGCTTAAAATTGTAATTGTAATTGTTGACACCGTTATATAACATGAGCCATTGATCATCTTCTACCATCGTCCATGATGTTCCCTCTTTAGGCACCACATTTAGATTGTTATCTACTAGAGATTTCCACACGTGGTAATTGTAGAATACTAAATCATCAATCGCATAGCCAGGTGTATTAGTGTCCACCCACTCAGGTGGTAACGCATCAAGACCAGCGATGAAAGATTCATAAAGGGATTGACCGAGAAGCTTAACCAAAACATACGTTACCTTTTTATCAATGTAGTTTTGAAACTGAACATTGGGCAGCGTTCCACCTTCCGGTGCTTGCGCTTGCGCGTTTGGAACGTTATAAGGAATTTGATTAAAATCTTCCGTGGTTAGTATTTCCATCTCTCAAAATTTTTCTACATCTCTAACTTACCTTTGCCCTTATCTTTACCCGACTTATCTTTTGCGGGAACAGCGTCACCGATAGTTGCCGCACCACTTGCGAGAAGTTTTTCGGCTGCTACTTTATGAACTATCTTCTTTACATCCTTCTTAAGGAATTTACTTTTACCAGTGCCAGTAACCTCTACCAGCTCATCTGCTTTTACTTTTCTTTCAGTCATTTTTATACTGTTTAAAGTTGTTATCATTATTATGGTGTAACTGGTGCAGTTAGTAAAGCCTTGATGGCATCGAAGTCACCTTTAACAAAAGAACCTTCATTGTTAGAAGCTATATAATTATGGAAGTATGTCTCCACAATAACACGGAAGCGGTTATGATCTAAATCACTCTCCACACCAGTAACAGGACTGCCTATAACAGTGACACCATAACCCATGCGGACGGTTATTGCTTCATCTTCAATTTCCCAAAGACCACTTTCACCTAAGATGAATTCGCCTACAGGAATTTTTGTAGATGTTCTGAGCATGAATCCCATCATACGAGTTTGACCGTTCGGGTCTGTTGTAGGAATAGTTAAATAGAATTGACCGTTGACATCCTGTAACATTCCGATACGCCATTTATCTTGTGGGTTCATAATGAGCACGTCAGGGAAAAATCCTAGCGCTTCAATCTGAGCGGCAGCGGCAGCAATAGCATGATAGTCGGTAGGGTTTTCGTATTGACCATCCAATGCGCTACCTACATATGGTGAAGCATCTGCGAGAAGATCAACCGTAAGAATTGCAGCATAGTCCCTTAAAAGTTTCTGCTTAATCAATCGTTGAATGATCGCATACGCTTCCTTACGAAACTTTGCAAACTCTTCGGTGTATACTGTCTTGCCAGCTACCTTGCGATACTCACTAAAGTTTCTGACAAGTGAAGTGGACACTAAAGGTTTCAAACCACCCTCGGCTACAATTGCAAAGGCACCTTCTTCATCGCCTTCTTCCAACCATGTTTTAAATTGTGATATCTCGCCTACTGTTCTGCGTGAAGCGATATCAAAAACATATTCTCGCGCATAGCGTTTAGGTACGAACGCACCAACAGAAAATGATTCCAGCAATTCGTCAGGCAATGCGGCATCACCTGTGATCGTGTTTTCTAATGTCATTATTGCGGCAGCCTTAACGGACAATTTCACCTGTCCAGCTTTTGCGCGCACGACATTTTCAACATCGGCCATCTTTTCATCAAGTTCAGTTTTGAAGGTTTTGTTTTTCACAGGCGTACCAACTGATTTAAGATGCTCAATTGCTTCACCCTGCTTTTTCAGAATTGCACGAATGCCTTTATCATCTTCACCAATTAGTTCCTCAACTTTTTTGAGGTCTAATGCCATATCACCTTTGTCGTTAAACATTCCTTTAAATGCCGACTTGACTTCCTTAACGACTTCATCTTTATCTACCTGCTCTGGTAGTTCGGATATGCGAGAATTCAATTCCTCAATTAATTTGAGGTTGTCTCCCGTAAGACCCTTAACATCAAATAATATCTTCTTCATCTTTTGAATTCGTTTACGTTTAATTTATAACCACCAATTTCTACCAGACCCTGATCGGCTTGTTTTGCTTTGAGTGATTTAAGCTTGGCTCGCTTCGGCTCAATACTGGCAAGTGATATGTGCTTGGTTATTAATTGTCTTAATTCTAATTGCTTAACTCGGGGAAGTGTTTTTAAAAAGTCCTCGGTTTCGAAGTCCAGATTTTCTTTTGCGGTAACTACATCTTCGGCTGACTTAATCGCATAGGTTTCCATATTGCAGCCGATGGTTACCGCGCTGCCCTCGTATAGCTCAACCTCTAATAACATTATGGAGTCGGTCGCTTCATCATAGCGTACCTTGTCCCATACATATTCATAGCCGAAACTGAATTGATTGATAGTGCCTGATTTGATTTGTACTAGGCATCTATCAGCGGTAGGAATTGGATCCAATTTAGCTTTGAAGTATAGCCCGTAATTGTCTTCCTTCAATTCAAGAAATTGTCCAATTGGCTCTGATAGAATATGTTGCCAGAGCATTACGATTTTATATTTTGATTCGCTGTCAGGTCCACGCTCACGAATAGATTTTTTAAAGCATCCCTTCACGCATGTTTCACCGCAGATATCTTTTACACCAAACACTGCCATGTAACCTTCAACAATACGTTCGTCCTCACTGACTACTGAGAGTTTTAAATCCAACATATGTAGGTTGCCCTCCGCGTCAATGAAGCTGCCAGACAAATTATTTATCGGTCTTGCTTTCAGGCGCAGCGCTTTTATCTTCGGGTGTTGCTGGTTGTTCTGCTTGTCCCAGTTGTGTTTGTTGTTCTTGTTGTTCATCGTAGTATTTTTCAAATTCAGGGTCGGGATTTTTCTCTTCTCCAATTAATTCAAGCCATCGATTCTTTGTTATCAGTCCGGCTTTGTATTCCTTCTCGGCTGTTGAGGACATTGCTGCTCGTGTATCCGCTACTAATTTTTTATCTTCCTGTAGTACTTCAACCTTAGTGAAATCACTCCACACGTATAGATTGGCCCCTTCGCTCACAATGCCCATGCTGAATTGTTCCAAACGCGAATCACTTTCGGGGATGATCGTATCACGGTAGGCTGATTTCATTGCCTGCTTTTTATTGTCAAAGGTTACATCCTTAGTGCGGGACATTAATTCAACAGGCCAGCCGTAGCCATCGCATAGCCTGTTTATATCATCATCGATTTCCTCGAATAGCATGAGGTCCGCAGTAGGGAAGCCCATTTGTTGCCATTGGAGGTTCGCATCGCTTATGATTACTTGGAAGGGCTGACCTATCAGACCATAGCGCTTGAAATCACTTTGTAATTTTTTCTTTTCGTCAAGGTCTAATGGAATCACCCCCGCTTGATCTTTCGCACCATTGGAGAGAATGCCAATTGCGCCTCTTTTTGTTATGAGTGTGTTACGTGCTTTGTATGCGGCTACAATATTGGAGACTGGATATTCAAGTGATATTAAACGGCTGTCTGGTATCGTTAATTCTGAATCATAATCCGTTCCTATAGCATCATCGTAAATGAAAAAAATATCATCAAACTTTAATTTTATCCGCTCACCATTCCAAAAAATAAAATAATCTTTATAAATACCGCTGATGCTTTTTTCCTTTAACCATTTGCGCGTATAGTCTAAATCAAACAGCCAAGGGGGGATGTTCCATAAGGACGTTAGTTCATCAACCATGCCTACGGGACGCATTCGCAGAATAGGCACATACCCAAAAATATCTATGTAGTGATTTTGCTGAGAGAAAAATTGTTTCTGTGTTTGAAGTACGTTTGGCTTTGCTATGACATTGCGAATTGATTTAGCTTCGGCACCACTTCCTTTGTTATCGCTGTTCAGATTATAAACGTCAATGGTTCCGGTGTTAAATGCCTTTGCTCGCTTACCCACTATCGCTTTGAAGGGTGCGCATTCTCTGAACGCTCGCAAATAATCCTTCTCACATTTCAAATCAAAAAAATAATCCTCTCCACCAGATAAGGATAAATGTGTTACACCAATATGGTTGTTGTACTTGTCTAGGAGATACTCCGCGCTTGCTAAATTCTCCCATCCCTCCAATGAATCTTTCACATTAAATAGTCCGTTTGGATAACGTTATCCATTTGAAAATTATAAATGTGGCGGGCTTGTTCTCTATTGATACCGTATAGGATGTTCCCATATACGCACGTAAAACCTCATACTTCTCTAACCAAATAATATTGTTGTTAATGTGAATAGGCAACCATGCGAACCGTTTAATTAATTTAGTGGTCCCGTGTTTTAAGTTGCTTGGTCCAGTTTTCAATTTCATAAAAATGTAATACTATCACTTAGTTCAGCCATCAACATGATAGGTTGAAGTGGTCCATTAAATGTTAATTGACTTAAGTAAATGCATTTGTTTTTACTTATTCTTTCAATTTCATCATCGGTTAATTCCCAACACGTAATAACTTCACCATCTGGCATTCGAAGTGCTGGTAATGGTTGGTATTGCGGTTGATCTTTACCGAATACGATATTATGTCCATGAAATACTTTTGGTTTCATATCACGCTCGTATTAAGTTTACTAAGGCAGCATATCTTGCAGCGTCCCACAAATGATTAAAATCATCTATCGGCTCGTCAAGTCTAATTCCATTCACTACTCTATAGATGTATTGACCTTGTTCTTTTCTCCACTCTGGGCAGTCCACTAAATGAATTTTGTACTTTTTCATTAGAGAAATCCCATATTTTATAGAGCCATTGAATTTGGTAACGGGCATCACTTTTAATCTTGCCTTACGACATTCCATGATGAACCCCAGTGCATCTGCGCTATCCATCACCAATAAATTATTTGCACCTACATGCTCGCGAACAGCAGGCACATACTCATTACAGGAGGGAGTAGGTTGGTAGAATTTCTTTTCTAAGTAAAGATTGTTTCCACTAACGCCACATTTAACAATAGTGGACGGGCTGTTGGTGTAGCCTAAATCACTGCCATAAAATATTCTTTCGCACGCTGATGGGAATTCTTTCAGCCATGTAACATGCTGAAATATTAAACCTTCAGGGGCAGTGCGCAAACCAAGACCGAAAACGTTCCATCGATAATCATCCGCAGTTCCTTCATTTTCATTTTTTACACAGTGTAATAATTCTATTAATTCGTCAATTGAATATTTGTCAGGATTTTTCTTTATGGGATAAGTCTTACAATATGCAATTGCTTGATTTGATTCGAGTTTTTTATCAATCAGAACTTTTGCATATACCGCGCACTGACTTACTGATTGATAACTTAAAATCTTCCTTCTTTCATTCTTAGTTATGTAAGGGTTATCCTTAAACGTTGTTTTTAGAAAAGCTACATCCTTACGGTTCCCTACCTTATCATATACCCAGTGCTCAGTAAATTTCGGGTTGTAATCACCCCACCAGAAGCGCCTGCATCGTTGTTCGGTATCATCGAAAACGTTTTGCGATATGTCCAGCATTTCATTGAAATAGGCTATGTCGCATGAGTTGCCAGAAAAAACGCTTTCATTCTCAGCGCCCAATAAATTTATTTTGTTACCGTATAGCCTAAATGTTTTTACTTCTTGCTTATCTGCGAATGGTGATTGAATACCTGCCATCGGTAATCGTCTGTTGAAATCATCATAAAGCGTGGTCTTAAAACTGTTGTAGGTTTCCTTAATGATATTGATAGTCCAATCAGAACTAACCTGACTGGTTAAGTAGATAATAAAATCTATACTGCTCCATGTTTTACGCGAACGACTACTTCCTTCGAGTAGTGCGCCTGTTTTATCTTCAACGAACGACCTATGGAGGTGCGTTAAATTCGGATTTATTACTCGGTCACTCATAGCAGAAAAAAAAAGGAAGTAGCACACAATGCCGCTATGAACTATCATTGAAACTACTCCCAGTTTTAAAACATACCCTCTCATAAAAATTTTATTCTGTGATTTCATCTGAATGTGATTCCAATTCTTTTACTTTTTCTTCGGCTTCTTTTTGCAATGTTTTTTGATACTCTTCATCCAATGGGAATAAATCAGCTACCATTTTTCTGTTATCTTCTAAGTTGAATTGTACTTCCTGTTTTGCTTTGCCGTATGCTCTGTCCAGTAACAATTCAGCGGCTCGCACATCGCCACCCATTGCTTTTGCTCGCAGCCTCATCAAGATTACTTCCGCTGCGCTTTTACCTTCTTTTGTTTCACCTAAAACATTGGCGAGCAGTTCTTTCAACATCGGTATTTTAGGAGGTCTACCCTTTGGGTTACCTGATTGTCCTTTTTGGAAGTGCTTTAAATTTTCCGTTCGTCCCTTCTTCCTGTCTGCCATTGTTTTCCCATTGTTTTAGCTTATTCTTTTGCCCAAGCGTATTGCATAAACATTTACCTTTTCTTTTGTTTCCCACTGAGTTATATTTTTGATTGTGATGTGTTCTATTTTAAATTTCATTCTACCAGCTTTTTTGTTATACCCCAGTTGAAATATTACGCTGTCATATTCGCGGTTTAGTAATCTTTTGGTCCAGAAGGGAGTGATTAACCTATACTCTTCCTTTTTCTTACCCGAGTTGATTTTATCAAACCATTTCTTTTTTAAGATTAAAAACAAAGTCTTTGACTTCATGCTGTAAATGTTTTAAGGTCACACATTGATTTTCAATCAGTGGTAGGTTCGAATACACGAAGCACTTTTTAGATTTAAAATGTGAAAGGATGTATTGCAATGACTGTGGGCTACTAATAGAGAACCACGCATTGACCACTATGAAATCAGAGCTATGACCGAACAAAATAACTTTGTCGATATCTTGAACCGTTACTATTTCTTTATACTCAATGAAGCGATACACTTCTGGCAGCAAATCCATTGTAGCCATGAGCATTCCACTGCCCACAACTATTGCCAGACCGTTGCCACGATCTTTATTTTCTCTTTTTATATAGGAATGTATTCCCATGATGTAGTAAGCCTCCCGGCTGATGTTTTTAATTTCTTATTACTACCTGATGGCATTTTTGCCTCTACGCCATTTACTAGCCTCCACTTCTCAGGTCGTTTGATTCTATACTTTACAATTTGTGGCGCTGATGTAGTGGCTCTAAATCTGATGTGCCTTGTTTCCCAAAGCCACTGAGCGACCAGTTCAATCATTTTATTACCGATGCCCAGACCTTGATAGTCTGGTAGGATTACTGTTCTGTGACCACGTACCCAACCCTTCATGCCCATCGCTGGCATCGTTGAAAAGAATCCTATTAAATTCCATTCATCATCAAGCTTTGCCCACGTGAGATATATTTGTGCGCTCGGACTTATTGATGAAGTCATATAGTGGTGCTGATGAAACATAGCCCAATAGGTTGTATCCCCTTTAGTGATTTTGATTTCGATTTTGGGTCGCCTAAGACATTCACAGGAGAAATCACCTGTGCCAGTATCAAATTTCCAATCAGGTTCTAACCATGATTCGATATCATAGTGGCATGAGATTGCAATGAATTTTTTATTTAAGCGCTTGATTATTTTACTAACAGCCACACACGAAGCCTTCGCCACGTTGCGGTCCACTACTGAAGTGAATTCATCGAAAATCACCTCATCGTTTTCGGCAATCATTCGCGCAAGGTTAGCTCTGAATTGTTGCCCGTTGCTGAGACTCTGATAGGGTAGTATGTAAGTCTTAGGTGATGATAGACCAACGCCCTGCAAATGACTTATGATAGAATCCACATTCAAATCAGATCTGAAATTTTCAACAATAGATTTTTGATCATCCCATATAGGTAGGGGCGTAACGTTAAAAACTTCATTTGCAATTGATGATTTTCCTGAGCCCGATGGTCCAATGATGCAACCTATGTTCCACTGTTCTGGAAGATTTATTTCGCCATGCAGTTCAAAGGTTTGGGTATTGGATTTAGCAATATCAAACATCCCGAACACTCGGCTATTGCGAAATGATTCCGCAACCTCAGACGTTTTTATAATGTCAAAACTCGGCATTTGTACCCACGTTCAATTAGTTGATTGTATGTTTTTTCCTGATCGGTTTCGTCCTTGCACTCAATGACAATTTCAAACCGTGATGAATAATCTGAAGATTCATCTTTGATTTCATCGGATTCGAATTCTGGAATATTCATTCCCCATTCTTCCAGTTTTGTAGTGTCCCAATCGTTGGCGAGCATGTCCCAATTCCATTCACCGAATGGTAGGTTGTCCTTGATGATAAATTCCTTTTTCTGTTCCTCGCTTAAATCTTTCGCATGAATGACGGGCACTTCCTTTACATCCAATTCCTTCAGCGCTTTCAATCTCATATTGCCGCCCAGCACCATATTGTTTTCGTCAACGATGATGGGGCGCAATGCCATCATTTCAGGAAAATTCTGTATTGATTCCACGAGCAGATGAAATTTTTCATCCTTAATAATCCGAGGGTTATTAGGATTTTCTTTGATGCTCGCTATTGGCACCAGAATAATCTTGGCAGTCGTTTGCACGCCCATTTTGTTTATTAGAAATTTTTTTGTTTACCTTTGTATTGCGTTTTTGAGCTAATACATAAGACGAATTCAAAACCCGAGGTTTAGCACTGTCTCGGGTTTTACTTTTTTTGAACCGTTATAGATGGGGACGGGACTATTTAAAAAATCAGATCATTTGCACGCTTTCGCATTGCCTTTATGATGCTTTTACTTTCCTTTGTTTTACTGATTTATTATGTGTTATTACTAAAGTATTACTAAAATAAAAAAGTCAACCGTTTCGAGTTGACCTATAACTATTTGAATATGAATATGTTGGGTGCCATAAAGTCAGAATTTAGTTCACCTAATGAATAATGACTAATTAAGTAAAACATGTTTTCAAAGTATGCGAAATTTTGCTTTAAATGCAATAATTTATTGATTTTCAATGTGTTATGATGTGTTTGCATTGCCTTTAGATTTCGTTTTTATGCTGTTTTATTGTACATTTATGATATGTTATTACTAAAAACGTATCAAAAAAATCAGCGCTATGAGAAAACCTACAGTCTATTTCGGAATTGATTACAAACTCACAAAAGGACCCAACAAGGATTTATATCATATCCGGATGTGGGTAACTTTCAAAGATGATAATTGGAATCAAGTCCCCTACAAAACTAATGTATTTTGTGAAAAGAAAGATTTTAAGATTTTAAATGATTGGAATCGGACAAGCGTTTCGGCAGTGCTTCAGCCACAGCGGGACGAACTTCAGAAGATTAAGGACAAAGCCAATTCTATCATTAACGAATTTGGAATCACCAAGCAGGAAAAATTTGACCCTTATTTTACTTCCAAGTATTCAACGGATTCAGTTGCACTGGAATTTGAAAAGAAGATGGCAGAGCTGGACGCTAAGAAACAATTTGGCACGAAAGGCATGTATCGTAATGCGCTAAATTCATTTCAATCATTTTTCGGTAAGGATTTTACTTACTCAGATTGTACCGCTTCAAAGCTTTATGAATATGAGGAATGGTTTATAAAGCAAGAAAGAAATTCCAAGAATCCGAACGGGCAAAAGAAAAGCATTACAACGGTAGGTTTTTACATGCTACCCTTACGGCACATCTTCAATCGAAAAATTAAAGCGGGTCACCTTCCACTTAAAATGTATCCCTTTGGAATGTATGATGATAAATACATCATCCCAACGGGTGGTTCGTCTGTTAAAAAGTTCTTAGTTAAAAGTGAAATGGTTCAGTTTAATAGCTGGTCGCACGCATGCGATGAAATTGCAATCAATAAGATCATAAAGCAGAATAAGAAATTTTTTGAAGTTCGTGCAATGGCTGAGCATTTGGGTTTTGATGCGATGAAGGATTTTCAAAAATGCAATATTTTGAAATCTTATGCGCTTGAAAGAATTCAGGAACGAAATAGATTGCATGCCTATGCGCGGTTCTCTTATTACTCTAACGGGATTAATTTGAATGATGTTTGTCGCCTGAGAAAATCAATGGTTATGAAAGATCACATTTTGGTTAACCGTCAGAAGATCACGCGAAGGAATAGAAAGCACCGACAAATTATTATACCATTGCACCCAGTAATGCAGGAGATAATAAATGAGTATGGCAAGCGCTCACTGGTGCCAGATGATTATATTTTCCCTATTCTTGATTTGAAAATGTCAGAGCAGGAAATTTTTGAGACTATTAAAACGACTGTGAACAGCGTTAATAAGGTCTTGGCAGCGCTCAGCAAGGAATTGAACTTTGAAATTAAAGTGAAGTCTTACACGCTGCGCCATTCGTTTGCGTGGGCGTTAAAACAAATGCCGGGGTATACTCGCGAACATTTACGCGATTCACTTGGTCATTTAGACCCGCGCACAACCGATGCCTATGATCATGCGTTTTCACTTGAATGGAAAAAACAATTTAGCGATCAGTTGTAGGACCGACCAGTTTATTATTTTCATAAATGTATTTTTCAGTATAGATCGGTCTGAAGGTTATATATTTTCGACCCTCATGATCAGTAAGACCGATCTTATCCGCTTTAATAAGAATGATTGCCTCAGGCTTTGGCGTTAATATGTGCGGGTCACCATTCTTTACTTTGCGTTCAGATTTTTGCAATGCAATGTGGGGGCATACATTCAGCGCATAGCGGGCACAATCTTCGTGCATTGGTGCATCGCTCACAACTCTATTATGTAGCCCTAGCGGTCCGGTAATGAACCAAAACGATTTAGCAAATAACTGCTTGCCACATACTGAGCACTTGAAATATTGCAAACAAATTGTCCTTTTCTTACTGTCCTGATATTTGAAATTAGGAACGCCATCTATGATGGGCACGAAATATGGGATGGCATAACCGCGCTCATCAATTTTAAGATGTTCCATTATTTTAGGGATGGGGTAATCGTTTTTCATAGATTTTAATTTTCATTGTGTTTGGTGCTGGTGTACTTCCTCCAAAATAAGGAAAACTTCTTGCCCGTTCTGTGATTTGTCCGCAAACTTTGGTTCTGGCTATAGTTGAATCTGAGTTATTAAACTTAAAATAATAATAATTCTCATCGGCATGAATCTCGTAACTGTCCTTACGGTTTGGAATTGTCTCACCCATCTTAAAATATATTCTTACGCTGTCAGAGTATGCATAAGCAAAGATTTCAATACTTCCCTTGCCATCATGCCGCCATGCAAACCTTGCAGAATTGTCATGTATCAAACTACCACAGTCCACGAAGCCATAGAGTTTATTTAAATCACCTTCGCCATCAGTGCAATTGATATTGTAAAGACAAGAAGGTTTGAACTTAGCATCAAAAAGCAAAACGTTCCCCGAGTAATAAGATATTAATTCATGTTTGCTATAATGTCGGTTCTGCTCAATGATGTATGTATGATAGCAGGACGAACAAATTATGGGTAATAAAATTAATTTAAATCGTTCTTTCATAAAGTAAAATGATTTCGTTTGGCGTATTTTTAAACCGAATATCGAAAAATGTCCAGAATTCTTATTATCATTTGATATCTGTTTCCTGTTGTTTCCTATTGTTTCACTTAAGTCTCTAATTGTTTCATCATTATTGTTTCTTTATCGTTTCTTATCTCGAAATAGCAAGGAGATCAAAGTCACCATCAGTTGAAAATCGAAATCTTAAAATAGATATTTGGTTAATGACATTAAATAATTAACCAAAATGAAACAATCTATTTTATCCAAACAGTAAACAAGTCCTATTACGATGAGTATCGTAAACTTTATTTGCATCCCTATTGGCTACGCAAACGCTTCGAAATTCTTTTACGCGATGATTTCAAATGTACCAAGTGTGGTTGTGATGATTTACCATTACACGTTCATCATGACTTTTATGAATATGGCCGACTACCTTGGGAATATGAGAACGAATATTTACGAACACTTTGTGAGGAATGCCATTATGATTTACATCAACGAATGGCTGCCTAGAATTCGTTATCAAAATATTTTATTTCTTACGCCTTGATTTTGCATTAACAGGAAATTGAATGATGTTAAACATTTCCCGTATGCGATCAGTAACACGCGAACCATACTGTTCCTTGATTTCATTTGCTGTCAGATTGGTGGTTACATGAGTGCTGGCGTACGGTAAATCATTATCGTATCGGTTGAGAAGTATTTCAGCCATTACATTTTTTTCTTTGCCAAAGTGTTTACCGTTTGCTTCTGTTCCCAGATCATCAAAACAAAATCCTATTTCCGTGTGACCGAATGGGTCAGAATTTATTGCAATTGGTATATTGTGTGAGAGCTTATGCAAATACTCATCCCCATCCTGTGCAAATTTTGATTCGGCTTCTCGGCAGGATTCGATCTTGAAAGACCGTTTTTGGTTCCTACAGAAAAAACGCATTAGAGTCGTTTTGCCAACACCTACACCTCCCATGAGGAATAATCCCTTTTCTAAGTTTCCGTTGAACCTGGGGTCACTGGTGAAGTATTGGAGTATGTTTAGGACTACTTCTCTGTTTTCCTCATCGATCTCAAATTTATTTTTATAAAATCCTTCCAGTTCATCTGCCGTATAAGCTGGATAAACTGGTTTACGGGTTAAACTCTCACGGTATGCAATTTCTTTTAGCCTGTAGTGCTTACGCTCGCGAGCCAAACGCAATGCTTCTTCGATTTCAATTTCATCCAATTCTATTTCGTTAAAATTCTCCGTAACTATCTGGTTCTGAGATTGTGGAATCTGCTCGTCTAACATTTTTTTTATTTCCGTTCCTGTTGCCATTGTCATTATTTTTTAATTCAAAAAGCCCTGTCCATCCATTTTTGATTGATTGATTTATGATTGCAATTGCGTCCGGGGCCCGCGCCCGTAAAAAATCAATTTGCTTTCGTGCCGTAGACGGTGATAATTTTTTATTTATTTCTTGTCGGTATGAAACCCATTCATTCCAAACATTTTTAAAATCATCGGGCGCGTTCGCGGTCGTTTCTTCCTCTTTACTTTTCTTTAATTTATTATACTCTACTTTACTTTGTGGTTTTATGACCCCTTGAAGGTTACTTTTACTCAGTTTAAGTATCCCTAAACCAGTTAAAAGGTTGAGTAAACCATCCTTATACATTATTTTGTTCGAACGCTTCGAATAAGCATCTTCAATTGATTTTATAAATTGTTCGCTCCAAACAATTCTATTTTCTCGCCATAATTCTGAATCGATTTCTTTAAATTCTGCGAGGTCATTTAATAGCTTAAACAATAAATCTTCACTCACCTTACAGGTTGCGCAAAGCGTTAACATTTTTTTTCTATTCGATAGATCAAGGTAATGGTAATTGGTTAGTGCCAGCGTTCGCAATATTTTTACCCATGCAGCGAACCCATCGTTGCCATAAGTATTTTCCACGTACTTTGTAGTTTCCCCTTCCTTGCAGATAAAAGGAAAATAATCAACGTTGTTCTTTTGCGGCCTTGCCATTTACTTTTAAAAAAAGTTATTCACATTCTAATCAACAATTCCACATCACTTGCCAGATCAATCAAAGATTTACTGTTGTAAACTTTCTTAATATTGGTTGATACCGTTGCACGATCATTACCAGTGAGCTCACCAATTTTTCTCATAGTCAACCACGCCACATTGCGCTTCAATAAATATTGGTAAATCATTTTCAACTCACTGTCTTGGCATCCTTTTAAAAGTGCCTTCGTTATTTTTATAATGCTCTCGGGAGTCATAACGTTACTTTACTAACAGAATACCGAAAACAATCAGGGTAATAATTACAGTTACTAATGGCATATGTTTAAGTGTTTAGGTTTAATTAATCTCAGTTTTATTTTTTTTACTCATATTCATATTCATATTTTTTATGATATGTTCAGTTGATCTTTTAAGTTCTATAGGTGCAAGTCCCAATTCATCAATTATTTGCAGACCTTCAATTACCAGTTTCATGAGCTCTCTATGTACCACAGGTATTTCCTCATTGATTTTTTGAAGACGTTTTAATTTTTTCCAATTCTCGGTCATAGCGTTATGGTTTTATGTTTCTGATTTAATTCCAATTTTAGGGTCCAGATTTATGTAATCGAAAACTAATTTTGCCTCATTAAATGTTAAACAGATAATTGCATTTTCATAAGTTGGATTATTTAATATGGCATTCATCAGCGATTCATCCAGCTTCAGTAATATGATTTTTAATTTTTCTTCCATTTCTTTTTCTCCTGTTCATTCCAGTAAGGAAAATTCTTTTCGTGAAAGTATTTTTTCTTCTTTGCCTCATAGATTGCCGCTTTGATTTCTTCATCAGTGAGAATAATAGCCTCAATTTTTTCTCTATTTTCATCAACTAGGTTCACTCAAAATAAATTTTTTACATGAAGGCCAATTTGCTTTGTGATCAGTGCCGGGACCATTCGTGTCTCCACGGAATTCACATTTGAAATAGATGTGGGAATATCTCTTACGATAGAAAAATCTGCAATGCTTGCAGCGCTTGTCAACGGGTCCACTACCATAGACTTTGACCATCGGATTTATTGCGCGAAGTTTTTTTCTGACTTCATCGGTATCAATTTCTTCCCCTAATACATTTATGTATTTCATAAAAAAAATTTGATAGCGTTATTACTTCCCATACTTTCAAATCCACGTTTGGTGATCAGATGTTTTTTAAATCTTTCGTTCATGAGTTCCATAACGATCAAGGCCTTACCATCACGCTTACATGAATTCTCGAACCAATCAAAAACATCCTGAAGATGACCGTTGCCGGGATTATCATTGACCACGCTGATAATACAATAGGCGTTATCCAGTGCGAACCACTGTCCTTCACAGCTGCCAATTCTGAAAAGTTGTATGTCGTTATTGCGCGGCCACGGACACGATTCAAAAAATAAATTATGAGTAGAATTAAATTTTTTGATTGCGCTCATGCTTACTTTAGTTTAAGTTTCTTAGTCTTTCATTTTCTTCCATCTTTTCACGGATTCGTTTCATGAATTTTGATTCACTTGTTCCACGTGGAGTGTATTCAGTATCACTATTTTTTTTCTTCGGTTAAATTGTATACCAAGCCACGCACATAAGAAATCCCACTATGACAAATGCAACTGAACCACATATAGGGGCAGTAACCCACCACCATGACCAATCAATCGTGTTGGTTAATTTCAGCGCGAGCAATAGCAGAAACAAAGCGCCTGTAAAAGTTAAGCGATCATAATTTTTTTTCTTTCTCATAGTGTTTTCGTTTAGAATTTAAGGAATAGAAAAGCCCCTACTTCAATCTCGCAACAGGCAAACCACTTTTATGACAACCGTTTTGTTTTGGTGCGAAATCTTTTCGGGGCTTTAATGCGATGATGGAACGAGAATCGAAATAAAAAGACAAAATAGGTATATGAATCAAATGCACTTCCCGGACCGAGAACGTCTTCCTTGGCCTTCCAACATCAAAAGATTTAACCTGAGTCCTGCCCCTATGAAAATTGAGCCCCCCGCCAATTTAGGATAGAGTTGAGGTACTCAGGTTAGAATCATCTTAATCCAATCAATCAAATCTTTCTTATGATCAACAATTATCAGGAGGGCATAAATGAGGGCAATAGCAATGAACATTCCAATGGGGAACAGCGCCAACATAAGGTTGGTAGTTTTGGAATTTTGAGCGAGGGAGAGAATTTTTTTTGTCATTTTTATATCATCGGTTAATGGCTTCGGCTGCTTCTTTATCATTGTTGAAAATATAACTCCTTGCCCAATCTTCGGGACAGGACTTCCAGCTATTCAATTTCGCAATGGTAGTGGATGCGTAAATGTGAATTTTATTGGCAGCAATTTTTATGGCATCATTGATCAGTGATTCGATTGACTTGTTTTCATGCCCCCATCGACCGATTAAATAATGATCGGCATCCCAGGTGTAATGCTGTTGTCTTGAATGATCTTCTTTATAGACACGACCAACACAGAACGGGTCGGGGTCCTTTCTATTCGACCATATTTCAATCCAATCGAAATACTGTTCAGTTTTCGTCAGTCTGACATTGCGCAAGATTTCAATAGGGATTTCAAGGGGGTATTGTTCAATGCGATGCACGGCAGGGCAAATGATTTGAAAAGCCCTGACGGTTGCTTCATCCAACCACATATAAGGGATGGGTGATTTTTCTTTGTTGATTTGGTTGTCACAGATCAAGCCGAGCTCACCAACCAAATTGCTGAATTCTGATAACTGGTCATTATCATAAATTAGTTCCTTGCTGTTTTCTAACAGATAAATTTGCACTTCCATAAGCCGAGTATTTTAATTTTTAACCAATCTATTATTCTTTGAAAAAACGATTTACGATAAAGTTTTTCCAATGCCTTGCGCTGCAATTCAGCATTCAATTCTATGGGGGCATAAGGAATAACACCATAATATTTCACGCTGCCTTTTTAATGTCCTTGAATGAAAATGTATTCAGATACTCGCGGCACTCTTTTACCCGTTGATGTGCGCGGTCTATCATATCCTGATCACGAGGGAAACTAAATTCAATGTACCGTTCCTCTTTAGGGATATCCCCGAAGGTCATATTCTTTTCAATCTGTTCGCACTGCTTAATGAATTCACCATGAGTAAGGGGATTGACCACATTCATAGCCCATTGTAATTTGCGCTTGGCATCTTCTATAAGATTGGGAGGCGTATCCACAAGACAATACACGAGGTTGGCAGTTTGTGCCCCTGTGAGGTCCATATACGCTTGCAATTGCCACACATAGGTTTTGTTGATGGGTTCAGTCAGCACATTGAAAAAAGTGAAAATGTCCCAGCTCGTTTTAATGTCGATGATCTTTTTTGCTTTCAGAATATTTGCGCCATCGTATAAGTCAGGGGTGCCGATAAAGAAATCGTTTTGGATTTCTTCAGTATTCTTTTTATGGAAGGTCTTTGTGACAAGTGAATAAAGCGTAATGCTTTCTTCCTCTTGCACGATACCCTTTTCCATGTACTTGCTGGTGATATCTTTTTTACGTCCGTAGCGTTCGCCTACATAGCATTGTGCCAAATACTTTTTGCATGTAGCGCCTAAAATATCTTTATCGCTTTTGGCATCGGTCATAATGTTTACAAGCGATGAAGGATGGAATTTATAGTTATCAAAGTTCATTTTGTTTGGGCTTTAAGTTCAGTTCTTTTAGTATCAAAAAGTTCGGTTTGTTCGGCTGTGATGTGCTCACCTAGTTTATCCAGTTCCTCAATGCTTTGCGCTTGCTGAATCATCAAAACCATTCTTTGATGCTCTGGGTCTGGTGGCGTTTCTTCATTGTCAGCGTATGAAATGTCCGTAGCATCTTCGTTATTGATCACAGCCTGATCAAGTGTAATGGCTTTCTGAATGTCAACGCTGAGCGGTGCCCACTTAGAAAGATTCAATTTGATTACCGTTTTGAGCGCCATCGATTCGAATTTTTCAATCCATAATCCTTTGCCCCTTCTAAACGTTTGGGAATACTCTTTACCATGCTTTGTGATTTCGTCAACCGTAGCGTAAAAAGTTTTTTCAAAACCATTCAGTAATTGAAAGTAGGAAGCATACCCGATAACGGTATCAGATTTTTTCTGCTTGAAATCAAATACAAAGCCCGTGAGCGGATTTTCCTCAACTAACTGTCCCTCATAGATTGGTGCCGCTGATAGTGTGCGATACATACCCGTGCGCTGCGCTAACTGAATAAAACCTTTATAACCCATCTGGAATTGCGCCTTATTATTGTACGGGACAATATAAGCGAACCCGAGATTGTTATTTAAAGGTAAATCTAAGGTTGCAGCGACCGCAGCCGCATGGTAAACGCTTGACGGGTCAACAGTAGATAGCAAATGATTGGATGCTATAATCTGCAAAACCGAAGTGATAAATCCGGTGGAACGTTTACCAAGCATTTCTTGGAACTTTTGTTTGACTTCATCGCGTGCAAACAAATTTTTAATTGCTAATTGTTGGGGGGTGGTTACCATAGTTATTTCATTTTCATTTGTCATAATTGAATTAAATCCTAAAAAAGTTTTTCGATTGATACATGACCAGTTAAAAATTCAGTCATTAAATCATCAGCTTTTTTAAATTGGCGTTCACTCCAACGCTTGGCGATGGTGGCTTTACGTTCCCAATCATTCTTTGATCGTACCGTTACCAGTGGATGAATTCGATAACCAATTGCTGAGTTAAGAATTGAATTTTCCTCTTTCGCCAATTGTGATAGGCGAAGGAATCGTGCATAGGCTTTTTGTGAGGCCTTCACACAATTAAGCGCTTTCGTTAAATTTGTTTTTCTTCCTTCGAAAGCGTTTGACGCGATTAACAGATTTTCAATTGTCATAGTATGGGGGTTAAAATATTTTACACGTTTAGAATCTGAAAAAGAAATGTTATAATTAACATGCTCCTTTATCGTTTGAATTACATCATCCTCAACACACTCATAATTATATCGATCACCGATGGCAATGAAGTCGTAATCCTCTATTCCATCATCATTGAAACTGATATGTATTAATAGATGAACCGTTAAATCGCCATCAACATCGAAGGCGGCATTGTGTTTAAAAAAGATTTTTTCGTTAGGGGTTTTCATTTCGTTCCGTTTAATAGTTTTCTATTTTCTGCGCCTTTTTTTAAAAGTGCTGCCAACACTCGCACATTGTAATGCCTTAAGTTTTTAACGCCACCGACATATACTTTGCTCATGCCTAATTCATGCGCGACCACTGAGATATCACCATATTGTAAATAATTCAGATCGGTTAAATCAATTCCATCAGGCACTTTTTTATCAATGTGTTTTGTTATTTCCTTCATCATTATTCTTTAATTGGTTTGATGCCCAATTTTTTTTCTTCCTTCTTGCAGTATGTAGCAATAGCCTTGTTTGCCAATTCAACTTCTTTAATAACACGATCTTCGATATCAGCCTTTTTCCTTACTACTTTTTGTAGTCTCATTTTCGTATTCGTATAGACTCGGATGGAAGCATGTTTCCTTTTTTTTGTATTTCTGATGTCCGTTTGTATATTTGTTTCCATGAATCAAACGTACAAAAATGTGCTCACATGTGCTAACATATGAGTAACAAATGATAAAAATATTCAGGGACAGCTTATGACAAAAAAGGAAATCATTGATAACGTATTGACTGCCACTGAGTTAACCGCTAATGAATTTGCTATGGCATGCGGTATAATCCCCACCACTTTGTTTATGGCGCTCAGTAGGGACACGCTGAGTAAAGAGATTATTAAAAAAATACACGCTAAATTCAACGTTCGCAAACAGTATTTACAGACTGGCGAAGGTGAAATTTTTGATAAAAAACGTGCGGAAGTTGATGAAGTCGCCCCACTGGTTATCGTTCAGCGTGAGGACAATGGATATATTTCTAAGCAGGTGTTTGACGTAATCATCAAGGCAAATGAAAACGAACGAAAGACACTTGTAAAATTGAGTCGGAATTATGAGGTAGTCATTCAGTTAATGGAAGAAGAAGCAAAAAAATTTCAGCAAATAATTAAAGAACTGGAAATTGAAAACGAGGGCTTTCAAAACGAAATCATCAGTCTAAAAAAAGAAAATAACGTTTTGTTACTTCGAATTTCTACGCAAAAGCAAAGCGAGTAATTTGGTTTGAGCAATTTTAAGACGTGTTGCCACGTCCAACGTTTCATCAATTCTACTCTTAACATACTGATCTAAAGATATATCCTTAACAGGAGGTATAAAAATAGGTCTGAAGTGTTCAATAATAATTGGAGTGCCTTTAGTTGACATAATTAAAAAATGGGTTTAGTGTCTAAACTTTATTATCAGGGCTCAACGGGGGGTTGTAAAATTAGCGGGGCGATAAAGTTAAAAATTCTTAACACAAATAAAATGTTAAATCAATAATTTTTGGTTCAACATATAATTGTTTACCGTAAAGCCCTAAAGGTCAAACAAAAAGTATAGTCCTATACAAGAATTACCCCCATAGACTATATTAACTTAAGTATAGCACACTGTATATTGTATTTTTATAAAATAAAACCTAAAAACAAACTTCTCAAAACATGGCAACGGACATTAAAATCTACTCAAAAAAAATTACTCCCGCAGAGGCGCAGGAGTATTTGACAAAAAACAATCATTCGAGCAACCGGAGAATAAGCGAGCGAAATGTTTCCTTCCTGTTAGCTGAAATGCAAAATGGTAACTGGATAACCACCGGTGACCCTATTCAATTTAACAGGGATGGTCAATTGATAAACGGCCAACACAGATTAACGGCAATTATAAAACATGGCAAGCCTGTTGAAATGTTCATCGCCGAGGGCGTCCCCAACAATGCGTTTAAGGTGATGGACACCGGAAAAATGAGGTCGGCAGGTGACGCGCTTGCAATCATGGGTTATAAAAATTGTTTTAACGTAGCTGGCATTACTAGGCACATTCTGATGATAAAATCTAACCGATATAATAATACTGGAAGAATGGCAGGATGTTCGATTTCTGATATAGTCGCATTTGCAGACGCAAACAAAAAATTACTTCAGGATATTATACATGAAATGAACGAGGTCTATCGTCCATTTAAATATGCCTCGCCTTCGATGCTAGGTGCGTTATGTTTTTTCTTCCAAAAGAAAGACGCTGAAAAGTCTTGGGCATTTTGGGAGAAGTATTCCAGTGGAATAGATTTAGGGGCTACCAATCCAATTCGTTTTCTTAGGGAAAAGTTGATTCAGAATAAACTTAATAAAACGCAATACAACCACCGTGATATGATGGCACTTCACATCTTTGCTTGGAATGCTTTCAGAGAAGGGAAGAAGGTGACCAGTTTTGGGCTGGCAAAGAATTATGAATTCCCGAAGATAAAATGAAATTACCTCTTTACGTTGTGTATGATCATCCAACAGACTATCCAGATTTATTTGTGATCAGAATTTGGGAAAATGAAATCCCAAAGGAAATCATTTTTACAAGTACCGATATAGATGTGATCAGAGCATATTTGAGAATACGCGGTCTGGTTAGTCTCGGAAGATACAAAGAGGATGATGAAAAAATTTTGGAAGTATGGGTATAAAAAAAGATAAGATTCAATCCATGTACGCTTTCATTTCAGAAGATGAAACAGGCGAAGGTATTGTAGGAATGCTTACCCGTGATGGTTGGATACCAATGATGGGTGCCGATACTGACAGAGTAAAAAGCATAATGCCCATCATTCAACAAATGGTGAAAGAAACTAATAAACCCATAAAACTTTGCCTGTTCACAACGCGAACTGAGATAACAGAAATTAAACCTTAATTAATATGAGTCCGGAAATGATTAATGAATTAGAAACATTTTGCATTTCTAAGAAATTGGTTGGTAAGGCTGAATCTGATTGGTTTGATATTATCATAGGTCCGGCAGTTTTCTGTATTGAGAGGCGACCTTATTATTGTGATCGTGGCAGGTTTACGTTAAAGGCTTTTAGCAATGACATTACTAAATTTTATATTGATCACAGTGATGGATTCCCACGGTATTATTTCGTGTTAGAAAATCTTTTATCGGAGTTGGAACAATATATTATTTTCAATAGGGAGAAGCTCAGATGAAACTAAACGAGATATGCGGCTACATTCTTGATGGTGATAAAAACGCCATACCTGTAAGTGATATCATGGAATGGGCAAATTGGTTTGAATCAGCAAAGAGGGCTAAATTAAATGTAGTCGGTCAAGATACTTTACCCGATGGAACATTTGTTTCTACTGTTTTTCTTGGTCTTGATCACAATTTTTTTGATTCTGGAATTCCAATACTTTTTGAAACGATGGCTTTTAATATGAACAAAAAAGGACTTGATATGTCAGGCACCCACCAATGGCGATATGCAACATGGAAGGAAGCGAGACAAGGGCACATCAAGGCAATTACAATTATTCTTGGTGAGAAGGCCACAGCTTATATTGAGAAGTATGATCTTAAATTTGAATGATGGACTTAATACTTTTACATATGAACCGCGATGAATTACGAAAGCTGATAAATGAATCGGTGAAGGAAATTATTAGTGAGCATCTAAAAGATAAAGATGAAAAATTATTAAGTCGTAAAGAGGCGGCAGGTTATTTGAAAGTATCAATGCCAACATTGAACAAATGGGAGAAGGCCGGGCAGTTAATACCCAAGAGATACGGTAAGCGAGTTTTTTATTTTGAAAGTGATTTGCTGGAAAGAAAATTTCCAGAACCTATGAAATTAAAGAAATAAATAAATGGATTTAGATATCATCAGTAAAATGTCAACAAAGGAATTTATGGCGTATGTGAGCTCGCTTAGTGAGAAGATGAAGCCATTCCGAATTGGCAAGAAACAATTTTATCATTGCAAATTTTTAGTCAAACTCATAAACGCTCATGAAAAACATCAAGGAACTTCGGGACGAATTGTCAACCCTTTACAAGTCGGTAAAGGCGAACAAAACGAAATTAGAAACAGCTAAAATATTAGTAGGAACTGCCAATGCCATGCTTAACGCTGTTCAAATAGAATTGAATCAAAACAAGTTCATTGGCAACAAAAAACCAATTGAATTTCTTAAGGGTGAAAAGTGAAATAAAAAATTTTGCGTTAGACGTTCTTTTATTCAGCGGCTTCCGGGTAATTACGAGGCTGCGAATCTCTAATCGGTGGAACGGGAATTCAACACGCCACCAAAATATCGTTAGAGGGCTTGGGGTCGGGACGCACGGCCCCTTTATTTGATTTATGATTGATTGATTTTTTATAATGTAGGAGTCCCGACCCGATTGCGAAAGTG